CTTTAGTCGAAAAACCAGCCATTGAAACGGATGCAATTTATTTAAGTAAAGAAGATGAGTTAATACTTTTAAAAGAAACTGAAAAGGGATTATTGGTAACGCCTGTATTAATTCCAAATCAAAAAATTTTAAGAGTTGACCCTAAGACTGGCGAAAAGTACAATATACTATTTCCAAAAGAAACAATCGAATTAGCACAAAGACAATTTCATATTAACGGAAATCAAAGTAAGTCTAATTTAGAACATACCGATATTAAACTCGAGGGGGTTACGGTTGTTGAAAGCTGGTTAAAGGAGTTCGATAATGACAAGTCAACAAGCTATGGTTTTGATTTACCAATAGGCACTTGGTTTGTGACAATGAAAGTTGATAATGAAGAAGTAAAAGATAAAATAAAAAGCGGTGCTATAAAAGGCATTTCTATTGAGGGCGAATTTAATATTAACACAAATAAAATGACAAAAGAAGAATTTTTAAAATCACTCAAAGCACTTTTTAATAAAGAAGAAGTTGTTGAGTTGGCGGAAGAGGTGGTTGTTGAAGAAACTCCAGCCGAAGTAGAAACTAAGTTGGCTTCTTTGGAAGTTGGCTCAACTGTTCCTGATGGAACTTTTAGCGCAGAAGATGGGACTGTATTTACAGTTACCGATGGTACTATTTCAGAAATTATTATGCCAGAAGCTCCAGAAGAGGAAAAAGTAGAAGTTGATATGGCTACGGAATTATCAAAGATTAAAGAAGAATTGAAATTATCTTTTGATGCACAAATCGAAGCTATCAAAAAAGAATTTCACGATAAGGAAGTTGCTACAATCGAGCTAAAAGCCGAAACAAAAGCAAAACCAAATTTTGAAATTAAAGAACCAAAAACATTTAGAGAGAAAATTTTTAACGAACTAATAAATAAATAAAAAAATGCCAACAACAGTATCAGTAACATCAAACTATGCAGGAAGAGACGCAGGTGGTTTTTTCCTAAAAACATTTAAACAAATCGGTGCTATCCAAAATGGAGCAGTTACCATTTATGATAATGTAAATTATGAACTATGGTTAAAAAAATTAGCCACAACAAATGGACGCAGAGCTTATACTTGCGGTCACACTCCAGGCGGTTCAATTACTTTAACCGAGAAACTTTTAGCTCCTAAAAAATTCAAAGATGATTGGGATATCTGTAAAGAAGATTTTAGAGCAGAATGGGGTGAATTGTCAATGGGTGCATCAGCTCACAATAGAACAATGAACAAAGAAATCTTAGATGCAATTATTGCTAATAAGTTAGCAAACAATGTAGAGGATTTTAATTCATTAATTTGGAGCGGAGACAGTACAACTACATCTCAATTTGATGGTTTCTTGAAATTATTCTTAGCCGATGACGATGTAATCGACGTTGATTTAGATACAGTAACGGAAGCTAACGTAGAAGCTCAAATCAAATTAGCTTTGGCTGCGGTGCCTATTGCTTTGAGAGGTAACAATAATTTGAAAGTATCAGTTTCTCCTGATATTGCTCAATTTTATAACTTCTTTTTAGCATCAAAAGGAATTGCAAACGGATTAGGTGGAAACGCAAACACTTCATTAGTGTTCGGTAACTATACTTTAGTAGTAGATTTAGGTTTACCAGCAAACACAATAGTAGTTGCAGACCCTAAAAATTTAGCTTTTGGAACAGGCGCAATGGCTGACCACAATACTATTGACGTAGTAGATGAAGATAGTATCGGTTTACTTACTGGTAAAGTAAGAGGAACAATGGTTTACAATGCTGGTGTACAGTACGCTTATGGTGCTGAAATCGTTTGGGCTCGTCCAATCGCTTAACCCTTTAAAAATATAAAATTATGGCTTGTGATTTAGCAAAAGGCAGAAAACTGCCATGTAAAGACCAAAAGGGCGGAATTAAAAATCTATACTTTGCAAACTACGATGCTTATGGTATCGTAGTTGCAAATGATGTAGTGACTGGCTTAGGAACTTTGGCAGACGTATTTAAGTGGGAATTGAAAGGCACAGCCAACACTTCCACTCAAACAATGACAGGGTCACGAGATAATGGTACTACATTTTTCAGCCAAGTTGTAGCGGGTACACTTCCACAATTAACACCAGAAGCTCAAAATGAATTGACGTTAATGGCTTATGGCAGACCGATAGTATTTGTTGAAGATTACAATGGTAACATTACTATTGTAGGATTAGAGAACGGAGCGGAGTTGACTGGTGGAACAGTTGTAACAGGTGGCGCAAGTGGTGACTTAACAGGATTTACAATCGAGTTAACAGCAGAAGAAAAAAGAGGCGCACCATTTTTAAACAGCGCAATGAAAACAGCTTTATATGCTTTAGTAGTTGATAGTTATGTAGGTGAGGTTTAAATTTAATATGTTTTGTTTTAAAAACACTCCAATCGGGGTGTTTTTTTTTGGCAAAAAATAAAAGATTTTCGTTATAAGAGTATGCAAGTGTTCAAACCATCAAACGAAAGTCATATTTTAAAGATAATTCCACGCTATAAAGTAGAGGAATGTACAGTAAATATACGCCACGAGCTTACCGATGTGCTTACAACACTCGAAAATAAAGCGGTTTTTTGCGAAAACGGGTACTCAATTATACCTTTTGACTACCAATTTAAAGAGGGTGGCTCATATCACATCGAAATAATAAGCGATATTCTAACTATTTGGAGAGGTAAAGCATACGCTACTAATGAAACAGACATCGAAAATTACAAATTACTATGAATAAAGTAGAAATATTTAAACTCGAAAGTTATGTCAGACCCGATATTGTAGAAAAATATGGTACTGATTGGGTTTTAAACGGATATAATAACGAGTTTTTTCAATACATTATTGACCGATATAATGGAAGTCCAACAAACTCCGCTGTAATTGATGCGTATAGTCAAATGATTTACGGCTTAGGATTGAACATTCAAATCCCTTTACTTCCAAAAAAAGAAGTAAGACGCATTGTAAAGGATTTTGAAATGTTTGGTATGGCTTCATTTGAGGTTATGTACTTACAAAATGCGCCTGTTAAAATAGTCCACGTGCCAACCGAAAAGATAGCACCCGAAAAGGCAAATGATGAAGGTAACATTACAGGATATTTCTATTCGTATGATTGGAATAATCAAATGAAGTATCCGCCAAAAAGAATGGATGCTTTTGGTTATGGCAAAGGTGCAAAGCGTAGCGAAATATTTGTTATTAAAGATTATCAAGTAGGGCAGTTCTATTTTTCAAATCCAAGTTATTTATCGGCTTTACCTTATGCAGAATTAGAAGAAGAAATAGCAAACTTTTGTATCAATTATGTTAAGAATAAATTTTCAGTAGGCACGATTATAAATGTAAACAATGGCATTCCAGAAAGTGAAGAAGAACGAGGCAAAATAAGTCGACAATATAAAAGTACTGCAACAGGAACAGATAACGCTGGGGCGGTTGTAATTGCATTTAACGATAACAAAGAAAATGCAACGACAGTAGAGCAAATCCAAATAGTTGATGGTTATCAGCAATACGAGTTTGTTTCAAAACACGCTCAAGATAATATTTGTACTGCTCACAAATTAGTAAGCAAGTCTATGATAGGTATTTCAACAGGGAGCGGATTTAGTTCGACTGCCGATGAAATCCAAATGGCTTTTGATGAAAGTATGATGAACGTTATCCAACCAAAACAGGAAATAATTTTAGATGCGTTTCAACAAATTGCATCGATGGTGGGTGTTCAAACTAATTTAGAGTTTTTGAGTTTACGACCAAAAGTTGAGGCAGTACAGCCAAGCGAACAGTTATCTTTATCAGCTCAATTATTAATCGACTTAGGTGAAGATATAGACATCGATGGTTACGAATTAGAAAGCGTTAAACCAGTTGATTATGCTGAAGAAGATGCAATTAAATTAGCCACAAGTACAGGTGTAGCTTTTCCAAATAGAAAATCAATTTACGATACTGAATATAATTTGGTGCGTTACCGATACGCTGGGAATATTGCACCCGAGAGAGAATTTTGTGTAAAGATGATGAAAGCTAATAAGATTTACAGACGTGAGGACATTGAAGCGATGGGAAGCGTAGTTGTTAACCCCGGCTTTGGAATGCACCCCAACCCTGATAATCCTTATTCAATTTGGTTATACAAAGGTGGTGGATTATTAAGCGCAAACCATCCTGGTGGAACTTGTAAGCACTATTGGGAAAAATTAATTTTCAGAAAAAAAGATATTAAAGTAGATACAAAATCACCAATCGCTATTGATGATGCTAAAAAATTACCAGCATCAGGAATAGCGGGGCAAACACCACACTCGAGATGATAATACTTTTAAACGATAACGATATTACAAAGAATACCTTATTAGGTGGGAATATTGACGTTGACAAATTACGTCAATGTACACTTGACGCACAAGCCACAAGGTTGGAAGAATTATTAGGTGAAACTTTGTACGCTAAAATAGAAACTGACTTTGAGAATGACGATTTAAGCGGACTTTATCTAACTTTGTACAATGACTATATTAAACCTTTTTTAATCCGACAGAGCGCAACAGAATATCTTAAAATCGGTGCTTTTGCAATAGGTAACAATGGTATTACAATGCCAACACCAGCCAATACAACTGCACCAAGTGAAAAGATGCTATCAACTTTAACAAATGAAATGCGATTGAAAGCTGATATGTACGCTGAGAGAATGAAAAAATGGCTTTGCAAAAATGATTTACCCGAGTATGTAAGCAGTTCAGATAATATAGTCAATCCACAAAGAGCGAGTAATAGCGGTTGGTATATGCCAAGCCAAGTAATAACCGAAGATGAATACGTATTATGGCAAATGAGAAGAAACCGAATGTAAAAGAGGTTAAAAACAGTAAATTATTAGAAGTTTATTTAAAAAAACAAGAGCAAGATGATAGGCAAATTGAACATACAAGCGTTAAGGGGCGACACATTTAATGAATATCCTTTTGAGATATTAATTGATAACGTGGCTTTGAATTTAACGGGAGCGGTTATCAAAATGGATATTAAAAAAGATGCCTGTTCACTTCCTGCCTTGACTTTAACAAGTGTTGCAAGTGCTGGAATAACCATAACCAATGCGGTTAATGGACAGTTTAAAATTAACGAGCAAATTATTTCTATTCCTGCAGGAAATTATCAATACGACATTCAAATCACTTTATCAGATAATACTGTTAACACTTGGGTTGGTGGTTTATTTCAAGTCATTAATACCATTACGCAATGAGTACAATAATAGACATAAACGTAACACCGACCATTCAAGAAGTAACGATTAATACAGTTGATAATATAACTGTAATTAATGTCAATACTCAAAGCGGGGGCGGTTCGCAAAACCTTCAACAAGTAACGGATGAAGGTAATGAAACTACCCAACACATAAAAGTAAAAATTATTGATGAAACTGATGAGTATATAAGTGAAATTACTCCAAATTATATAGAAGTTAGCAAGAGAGATATTGCTTCATCTGATATTATTAGAAATGCTTTTGATGTAAATTCCATAACAAGATTTAATACTTTAGAGGGTAGTTATTCAATAAACCTTACACAAGCTTCTGATGCAGTACCAACTTTAGTACAAAGAGTTTTAAAAGCTCCAATATTAACAGCAGATGCTATTATTGCAACTACTGACGATATTCCAACCATCGATGCAACCCCTACCGATGGCAGTAGCAATGCAGTAAGTAGTAATGGTGTGTTTGATGCTTTGGCTACTAAAGAACCAACAATTACAGCAGGGACAACAGGACAATATTATAGAGGTGACAAAACCTTTCAAACTTTAGACAAATCAGCAGTTGGATTAGGTAACGTTGATAACACAAGCGATGCGAATAAGCCAGTTTCAACCGCTACTCAAACAGCATTAAATTTAAAGCAAAACAGTTTAGGTTTTACTCCAGAAGATAGCGCAAACAAATCCACTTCAACGAGTGATAGTGCAAGTAGTGTCAAATTTCCTGTTTGGAGTGCAATACTATCCTATTTTGATGTTACACGAATAAAAACCATTTTAGGAATTACAACTTTAAGTGGAAATAATACAGGCGATGATGCAACAAATAGTCAATACAGTGGATTAGCAACTTCCAAACAAGATACTTTAGTAAGTGGCACAAACATTAAAACAATAAACGGAAATAGCATTTTAGGAAGTGGCGATATAGTAATATCGGGCAGTGGCATTACAGCAGAAGAAGCAATAGGGTACTCATTAATTTTTGGATAAAAAGAATAAAATATGAAATCATTTATAACACCAAATTACATTTTTACTCCCGGAATTTCTGGAGTTGGAACTATCAATTTATTAGGTATTCAAAATTTTGATATTAAAAGATTGGTAGCAATTATCAATATCAATAGCAATGTCATTATTTACAATGTAGCAAATCCATTAACAGGATTTACAGCGGTTAATAATACCATTATTACATTAGATTATAACACAAGTGCAATGTCATCAAATGATTTATTACAAGTCATTTATGATAATGATGATGCTATAACTAATAATGAGCTAATTCAAGCTATACAAGCTATGAGAATGGGTATTCAATCGCTTAATAGAACTATTGGATTAGCGCAAGTAAACCCTGTAAATGGTAATTTGTTTGTTGATGGGTCAAGGGTAACTCAACCCGTATCGGGCAGTTTATCAACAGTATCAACAGTAACGACAGTAACTAATATGGCGCAATTAGGAGGGCAAAATGCTAACTCAGCAATTATATCACTTGAAAGAAACACAGCAGATAATTTAAGAAGAAATATAAACGTAACATAACATAACAATGGCAACAACAAACGGGAATAGAAAATTATTAGATTTAAAAAGATGGGAGCAATTAACACCAGCACCAGTAGCAACAGTAGCAGGTTCATTTATTGCTTCATCAAGACACTTTAGACAGCAACAGTTGTATGTTCAATCCCTAACGGTTGCATATCTTTACAGTCCTTTAGAGGATGGGTGGATTCAACTTCCATCTCCATCACTTGCGGGTACATTAGCAGCAGGTGCATCAGGTGTAGCAAGTTCATTTGGAGCAGGGACAGCAGTAGCTTCATCATTAACTGCAACGGGTGGAACGACATCTACTATTATAACCAATCAGACTTTGGCTCGTTCTTTAGCAGGTTATTCTGTTCATATCTTATCAGGACCAAACGCAGGTGTAACGCTTCCAATAGTTAGTAATACAGTAGGAGCAAACGCAACTATCACAGTAGCAACACAAGCATCAGCATTTACATCGTCAACAGTTTACAGACTTTGTACGCCTGTTTGGTATGTTGTAGGTTCGGGAACAATCGCATCGGGTTCATTTAAAAAATATGACTTTGCTACAAACACTTGGGTAACTCTTCAACATACAGGATTACCAGCTTCACTTGCATCAGACGGAAAATTGATAAGCACACCAAGTTGGTTAAATACCGATTATAAAGCGTTTGCAACAGGAACAGCAACGGCAGGAGGCGCGTCAACCCTTACTAATATCGGTAAAGCGTGGGCAACAAATCAATGGGCAAATAGTCAAGTTAGAATTGTATCGGGGACTGGCGCAGGACAAATTAGAACTATTGCATCAAACACAGCAACGGTTCTAACAACAAGTGTAGCTTGGACTACTCAGCCCGATGTAACGTCTGTTTATTCTATCGAGGGTAATGATGATTTTCTTTATTATATAGGTAACAACGCAGTTACAATGTATCGCTATTCAATTTCAGCTAATACTTGGAGTGCATTAGCACCAACGTCGGCAAGAGCAGGCGCACCTATCGCTGGTATGTCAGCTCATTGGGTATATGGTGTTACAAATAGTGCGTGGACTGCCGAAAATGCAATCATTAACGGACAAAGGATTTACTCATTTAGAGGGAATGGTGCTGTCCTTGACTATTATGATATTGCTTTGAACACTTGGGTGTCAGGGGTGCTTTATTCTCCCGCAGTTGAGGCATTTGGTACAGGAAGTAAGTACACGTACCTCGGTGATAAAATTTATATTCAACAAAACAACAATAACCGTTGGTTTGAGTATGATATATCTGGACAAAATATGATGGGTTCGACAACAATGCCAGTCGTGCAAGGTGCTGGTGTAGTAGGTGATACCGCTTTTGATGCATGCTACTACGATGGAGCAACAGAAATACACTATGTGTATATGCTAATCAACTCATCTACACTTATGTA